TTAATTTCATCAATCTCTTCATCTGTAAGGCCCATGATTGTTTTACGAACCCAACGACGATCGACTATTCCTTCTGGTGCTTTTGCAGCAATATCAAATCGTGATGAGATAAGCTCAAGCTTTTGCTGCTGCGCGATTGTTGACGGATTTGAGAGCTTCAGCGTGAAGTCAAGCAGGTCCTCACCTTCGTATCCATGTGAATACAGGTGGATCATTGCCATCTTATTCAGCTCTGATATGATAACTTTCTGAATTCTTGAGATTGTTCTTGAGAATCGTATGTCTTCCTGCGCAAGAGTAGATTTAGAACCGATATCTTCATCGTATCCAAGATAAGCTTTTGGTATCTTGAGCGCAGCAAATAGCTTTTTCTGGATATATTGCACGTCTTCAATTGCTGCAGCGTTTGTTCCACCAGCCAGCGAATCAATCTTTGTTCCAGTCTCGCCACCACGCACTGGAATGAAATAGTCCTCATCCACCGAGAGCGGATTATAGCGAAGATCCATCTTACCGTTTGACTTATCAGATACTTTGTTACGCTTTAAGCTTGTCTGCGCCTGCTCCATGAAGTTTGCAACTTCTTCAGGAGGGACGTTTCCAATGTCAATATAAAAAACTCTTCGCTCTGGTGCGCGAACAATTCGATAGACAAGCATCGCGTCTTCCATCAGGATAAGCTGACGCCAGATTCTGCGAGCTGACTCTAAAACTGATGATCCATATGGAAGAAACGCATCATTTCCAAGAATTCTAAAATGTGATATTTGCCAATTCTCAAGAACCTGATTTCCTCTGGTAATCCAGCGGAATCGAACTGCCATTGGATCTTTCGGATCGTATCCTTCTTCGCGTTCCATCTCTGAGATTGGAATTGGGTAACCGTTGATAATTCCGTAGTTTGGATGAACGTCGTTGAACAAGAAGAAATCACCGTACTTGCAAAGATTTCTTGTCCACATTGGCAAGTTAAATTCGATGTTCAAGGTGTCATTGAATAAAGTTTCAAGAAGCTCTCTGACTCTTCTATTCTCAGAGTGAATATGAAGAACCTGTCCTTTCTCATCTTGAGAGACAGTTTCTTCAGCGTAGATATCAAGCGCAGATGCAATCTCTGGTGTGGCTTCCATCTCGCTAAAGTCGCTGTATCTCGACATACGGTCAAAAGCTCCGTAAGCAGCAACGGTGCTGGAGTATATATCAGATTGATTCTTCCTGAACATCTCGTATGCAGATGATGCGGTAGGTTCTGAAAAATTCTTTACCTTTCTACGGATGACTGGCCCAGCTCTGAAGAGTTGGGTAAGCTTTTGAAAAAGATTCTTGTTTGTTTTTTCTGCCATCTTACTCTCAGTTCTATTCTATTCTCTTTTCTCTAAGCTTAAATTAACCCTTGATTAACCAGCCAAATTGCGCGTAAGCGTTTCTTGTTCCTGACATTTTGTTTGGTATCCCGTCCACCATTATTGGAGACATTGGATTTCTGGAATGCGGAACAAATGGATCTTCATCATGATCTCTTTTGTTCACAGCAAAAGCTGCAATCATAGCTTTTGTCATCTCTTGGCTTTGCTTTGAATAGTCTATTGTTGTGTCGTATAGCCAGACACCAATTGCTAATGCCATTACAAGATCGTCATTATATCCTTTCATGGCGCGTGCAGTCTGTCCGATCCACGTAAAAGTCTTTAGTTCTTCAGCCATTCTAGTTGATCTAATTCGTATTTGTTTATTTCTGATAACTTCCTCTAGCTTCGTTAGCATCTTTGTTCTATTCGAAGGACCAGTGGTAAATCCAATATTTGCAATGTCTTCAGATCCTGCGCTCGCGCCCATGTAAAGATATTTTTTATCCTTGTAATAGAGGTTTGGATATCCAAGCTCTTTGAGCTTCATGCAGACTGCATAACCATAGCTGTTGTTTTCTGGACAGACAAGCGCTTTATTATATCGAAATCCAACCTCATTCAATAGCACAGCAAATTGATCAGGTGGTATCTTACCTTTAAACTCTGAAACTTGCTCACCGGCAGTTGTGTCAATGACATGAAAGCTCGAATAGTCAGCTCCATCGCCGCGTGCCACGTCAGCGCTTATGATGTACTTGTGATCTTGAAGAGAATATCTCCAGACCCAAACACTCATTTCTGGGCCCCACCGCTCGATAGGCCTTTGCGTATTGCAAATGATAAAGTCAAGTTCAGCTGCACCAAGGAAAGTGTCACCTGAAGCTGCAAAGTCGCAAAGTAATTCTTGTGCAACTTGCTTTCGAGTCATGTTCTTTGATTCATTATCAAACCATTCTGTGTCTCGCTCAGGATGGATGTCCCATGGAAGCTTTATCGCATTAAACTCATTTAAATTTGATTCTCCTTCAACATATAGCTTATGAAACTGGCCTCCAACACCGTTTGGCGTTGAAAGAACAATTGCTCGACCACCTGTTGATAGAGTTGGATAAAGACCTGTCCACAACTCATCGAAGTTTCCAATAAATGCTGCCTCATCAACAATCAGAAGCGTAAGAGCTTCTGATCTACCAGCATCGTCAGATGTGGGAATTGCTTTTATTGATGAACCATTGCTAAACTCAACAGTCTGCTTTGTATCAGATTTTATCGACGGCATTATAAGCCATGTCGGTAAGTTCTGAAGCATGACTTTTACTTTTTTGATAAAATTTTGTGCAACAGCCAGTTTTGTTGCAATAATAAGAACTGCCTTGTCTTTATAGAATAAAGAAAGCCAGAGAGCGTATGCTGCAGCCAGCGTTGAAATGCCCAGCTGTCTTGATTTTAGAATAACGTTGAATCTGTGCTTTTCAAACTCATTAAGACACTCATTTTGAAATTTGTAAGTGTTAAAGCTTATAAGTCCACGAGTTGGGTGCTGAATTTTTGCGTATTTATTGATGAAATAAGATGAATTCTTGCCGCAGGCTATTATCTCTGCAACTTGTTTATCTTTCGATAGAATTGCCATGTTATACCACTTTCAACGTAACCTGTCTCCTGTAGTAAGCAATACGACGCGGTGAAAGATTTGTAGCTGAAATAACTTCAAGCGAATCATCATTTGACGCTTCCTTGAGCCTGATTGTCTTTCCAGTGATTTCCTTGAACTGCCGCTTTATGTCTACAACACATTTTGTAAGAAGTTCGATAGATTCATGAGAAATTCTATCTACCTGATCACGTAGGGCTGAATCAGCAGCAAAATGCACCACAGTTATATATTTGAGCGTGATAGTGTCATTTTGCATTGAGCAGTTGATAGAGTTAGGCATAGATGAAACACCCCAGCCCTTCTGCGTTATCTGCCCCAGCACATTAAGTTCTTTTATTGACAGATTCATGTCAGATAGCTCTCCTAGCTTTAAATATATCCTCTCGAGTGAGGCGATGAAAGTCTCTTTGATATGATTTCATTAACTTTCTCAGCCTCAGGTCTCCAACCTTCTAGCCAACGAGTTCGATTTAGGTCTGCTATTTCATTTTCACAATCAAAGCAGCAACCAGATCTTGAGATTGAAAGCGTGTCCATCTCATCTATTACAACACACTTGCAAAGCGGACAATCTATTGGAAACACAGAGAGTGCTGCGTCGCCTTTTTGGATCATCCGATATCCATCTCTTTCACTAACTATCTTTCTCATTAGCAATTTACGCTTGCGTCAACACCATCATGAGAAATTTCAATAACATTATCGACAATATCTTTGATGCTGTCAACGTGAGAAATTATCAGTATGTTCTTAAAATTACGTTTTAAGGAAGTTAAAAGTCGTGCGCATGATTCAAGATTGGTATCATCAAGCGCTCCAAACCCCTCATCAATGATAAAAAGATCAGTCTTTGGAATTGCAGAAACTTCTATTAGCGCGGTCCTGATTGCTAATGATGAAATCATCTTTTCCATTCCTGAAGAGAGTTCAATTGGACGTTTTGAATCTCCATAGTCAATAAAAATTTCTAGATCTCCGTCTTCCTCATTTGCTATGAGTTCTACATTAAAATTTGCAACGCCGTTTAAGACTTTTGCAATCTCGTAATTAATTCTTGGAAGCTGAGATGCTATGATCTGGAGTGGGATACCGTCCTTTCCGGTTGCAGCAAGGATTGTCTCATACACTTTCCATTCAGCCTGCAGCTCTTCGATTCTTTTAAGATCAGCTTTAAAACGAAATGATTCACTTTCAAGCGCACCAATTCTCTGATTATCTCGAAGCATTTTTTTGGAGATTTCTTGCAACTTTTGCTCTTTCTCTTTAATCTCGAGACGCGTCTTGTTGACTTGCTCAATTGCAGTCATTGAAACTGAGTCTCTAACTTCTTGTAGTGCTTTATTCACTCTTACAAAATCATTTTCAAGAGAATCTTTTAAAGACTCAAGACTCTTGGCGCGGCTTGTGTGTGCAGCATGAGATGTTTTTGCAGATGGAAGCTTTGATTGCAGAGAAATTACTTTTTCGTAGCGTTCATTTAGAGATTTTAAGTTGTTTAAGTCAAAGTTTTGACGAAGCTCTTCAAGAGTTGCAGTTATCTCGTCAAGAGCAATTCTTTGATTTGGAATTAGATCTTTGTCAACGTGAGAATCACGAATATACTTGCAGGTTAGAAACTTATCGCCGCAAGGAACATCTGCAAGCTTTTTTGCTGAATGCTCAAGAGTCTTTAAAGACTCAGCTTCTTTTCGTGAACGAGCTTCAATTTCTGAAATCTTGTTTGAAATTTTTTGAGATCTTTCAATCTCATT